AGGTCATGTGTGCGGATGGAAAAGCCAGAGTGGTTACGCTTGCCATGACTCACTCCAACAAGGACTATCAGCTGTACAAAATCTACAAGCCACAAGAAGTCATATATCGAGAGGGAGATGCTGGAAGGGCAACAGGGATGCACATCCACCTAGAGGTGGCTGAAGGTTCTGTAAAGACAAAGTACTATGACAACAACTTAAAGGTATACCGCATGGTCGGAGAGATGAATCCTGTGGATGCCTTTTTCATTTTGGATGGCTTCACTACAGTGGTCAACACACAAGGCTTAAAGTTCAAGCACTGTGCAAAGACCGCTGTCACGGAAGCAACAGACACAGGAGACGATATGGGATTTGCAGATTTCAAGGCACACAACAGTGCCACTCAGAAGATCATCGATGCACATTGCAACGACTTCACCTACAACAATGCCAAGGAAGTCCTTGCAAACAAAGGCGGTTACAAGGCATATCTGAAATCGCTTGGCGGTGTGTTTGCCAAGTACGCTGATTTCAATGGCAAAGTCAAAACCTTCGCAGAATTGTCCGAGATCGGTGACTATGTATGGGGATTGTATGATTTATGGGGGGTGGACTACTCCAACGGATGTAACTACACATTCCGAGAGAATCGATACAAAGCCTATGACGGTGCGAAGAGTGCCTACTACACACAGGAACAGCCGTCAGGAAGATTTGCTGTTAATTATTCGGCATTCAGCTTTGCAAACAAAGACGATCTTCCGACAGTCGATGCGATGTTCGCCAACTGTGCAAAAGGTGGCAAGTATTATGCAGTCACCAACTGCGGACAGGGTGTCGTTCAGATGCTGAAGAAAGCAGGTCTCTGTCCGGCAAACTTCCCTGATCCGGCAGAGTATCCACAATACTGGAAGGAGCATGGATATCCGTACACATTGATCAAGAATACCAAGGACTTGCGTATCGGGGATGTGTTATACTTCTTCAACAAGCCACTGGCTAACCGTGCAACTCGCACCACTCTGTCGAACTGGGAGAGTGGAGGTTTTCATACGGCTATCGTAGGAGAGATGACAAGCGATGGCTATGTACTGTACGATTCAGGGCATGCCTACACATACTACGGACAGTTCAGAAACTTCCGCAAGTATTCTGACAAGCCTTACCAGTGGGCAGAGGACTGGATCGGCATCCGATTTGATTTCGGATTGACAGGGGGACAGATGAACGGATGGATTAAATCTAACAATAAATGGTATTACTACAAGGACGGCAAAAAACTGACAGGATGGCAGAGACTTGGATGGAGCGGTGGACTTGACTGGTTCTACTTCGATGCCACTGGTGCTATGGTCACAGGATGGCAGAAGCTGAAGTGGAGCAAGGGAGAGAACTGGTTCTATTTCGACACCACAAGCGGTGCGATGGTGACTGGCATGCAGTACCTTGACTGGAAAGGCAAGAAGGACTGGTATTTGTTCGATACCACTGGTGCAATGCTGACAGGCAAACAGAAAGCTGAGATCGTGCTGAATAATGGCGGTGCTTTGATAGGAGGAAAGAAAGCATGAAGATTTTAGAAAGGCTTGGTGACTTCTTTCAGAAGTTATCGGCAGGGGAGATCACCATCGGAGTAATATGCTCGGTCATCGCCCAGGCTTATGGGGGATGGTCGGAAGGACTGACCGCATTAGTAGTGTTCATGTGCATCGATTACATCACTGGTTTGCTTGTCGCAGGTGTATTCCATGCAAGCAACAAGACAGAAAACGGTGGTCTTGAAAGCAGAGCGGGATGGAAAGGAATCATCCGCAAGGTTACCACTCTGATGATCGTCCTGGTCGCAGCATATGTGGACCGAGTCATGGGTATGACATTTGTCAAGGATGCAGTGATCATCGGCTTCCTTGCAAACGAAGCAATCAGCATTATTGAGAATGCTGGTCTGATGGGTCTGCCATTGCCAAAGGCGGTGGTCAATATGATCGACTTGCTGAAGATCAGGGCAGACGAAAAAGCGAATGAGATTAAAGCAGAAGAGGGGCATTAAACCCCTCTTTTTTTATTTGCCTTGTAAACTTTTTGTTTACCGAAACAATGTTCATTAAGAATCTTGCATAAAATTTTGCATAAAAAAGTCGATTTCATAAAGCCACATATTATGTTTCAAGTCCTGTTGCCCGCATTTTTTTATGCCCTTTTTATACCTTTATGTGACTGTAATACTGGCATTTATACCATTATGTGACTGAAAATGGGCGATGAAAGGCGATGAAAAGCGGTGCGTTATGCAAGTCTGCATAAAAATTTGCATAAAAAAATCGACCAGATATTCGTATTGGGACAAATACCTGGTCTTCAACATGTGCGTATTTATTTTAACTCAGTTTTCTGTTCTGCACAAGAGAATATCTCTCCTGCTGGTCATCGTTGACATAATACAAAGTCATTGTCTCTGACTTGTGACCCATCAGCTTCTGTGCTGATTTTTTATTTTGTGCGGTGTTGTACACATCGGTGGCAAAAAGATGTCTGCACATGTACAGTGTGACTCTGGGCAGTTTTCTCTTCTTACGCATGTTAATCAGGACGATATCGAGATCGGCTATCTCGTAAGGCTTGCCATCCCTGTCGGTGAAAAGAAGATCCTGTTTTGCATCCTCACACAAGTCTTTCAGAAGCTGAAGGATTTCCTTGGCAATCGGCACTTCCCTCAGAGATCCGTCAGTCTTGGTCGAAATCAGCTGACGAGTCTTTGTCGATGTAGAACCGACCGACTGGTAGACGGTGATCGTCTCGGTGGCAAAGTCAATTTCGGACTTGGCAAGAGCCAGTGCTTCCTGTGGTCGCATGCCTGTGTAGAACATGATCAGTATGATGTCGTGCAGATGCTTTGCTCGTCTCTTGGCAGTCGGTGTGTCTCCGTATGTCTCAAGATTCTCCAGCGTGATTATGACATCCTCGTATGTGCATGCTGTATCCCTCGGCTTGGTCGGTTTCTTCGATCTCGGTGTCTTGATTGCCAGTGTCCTGTCGATTACCGGAATCTCCTTCATCTGTGCCGTCTGGAAGATCTGATGCCACACTGTACGGCATCTGCTGATGCCATCCTTGGTGTGTTCCTCGGCATAGGCATTCATGTTCTTCACCACATCTTCTGTCGTTACCTTGGTGATCGGCATGTACTTCAGGAACTCGTCCATCATCTGCTCGTACACCAGTATGTGCCATCGCTTGGTCTTTGCTGAGAGATTGAACAGGCTGAGAGATGCCTGAAAGCAATCGTCAACTGTCAGGTCGTGGTACTCGAATGCGGATATCTCTATTTCCTTCAGTGCCTTGTCACGAGCCTTTATGGCTTGTTTAAGGGCGGTCTTTTTATCTCCGTAGTCTTTTACGTAGAACTGTCCAAGGCTTCTTGTAGTGCGGTTTCCGTGCCTGTCAGTGTAGTTTACGGAGACTTGATAATATTCACCAAACTTTATGCTCGATTTCAGCGATATAAATTTTTCTTTCATGTTATAATCTCCTTGTCATTAATAGAATTCTAATGCACTTCTTTCTCATATGTTTTCCCAGATTCATACGCATTAGAAGTTCTCCTTTCGCCCACTGGTTTACGGTTTCCAGTGGGTTTTTATTTTGGCATTATATCATCCATCAGCTTGGACGGACTGACATTCAGGGCATTACAGTAATTGATCATGTTCTCAGCGTAGATCGTCCTTTTGCCAACTTCCCAATAATACACTGCCGATTTAGATACTTGTAGACGGTCTGCTATATCTTGTAGTGATAACCCTTGCCGGATTCTTTGGCTCATCAGCCATTCGCCTATGGCACTATTATAATTTGTTTTCATGTTAACTCTCCGTTCACACTTATAATGTACAACAAAAAAACAAAAAAAACAAATATTCCAAAAAATTTCAAAAAAAATAGTTGACAGTTGACGGACTGTTAACGTACAATGGAATCACGTTAACAAAGAGTTAACGGAAGAAAAGAAAGGAGACATGCATGGAAGTAAAATTCACTTTGAGAATGATCGCTGCTTATATGGAAATGAGTATCGAGGAACTGGCTAAAAAGGCTGACATCGATGTGTTCCATCTGCAAGCAGTCAGTGCAAAAAGAATTAAGATGACTGCCGATGACTTAGTGAAACTAAGCAGGGTGTCAGGAATTCCTACTGACGATATAGTCTATTAATTTTTTTACCCCAAACGTTGACGGACAGTCAACACAGGAGACACCTATGTACTTACTTACAACGAAAGAAACAATGAACTATCTGCATGTCGGCAAGGATCTTCTGAGAGCATTCAGGGAATACAAATTGCTTAACATGTGGAAAGTCAGCAGGGAATACCGCACCACACTTGAGGACATCGATGACTTCATCGAACTGACAAGGGGATACGATCTGACCTGCGAAGCGGATGTACGAACATTCGCACGTACACACAAACTTATTTGAAAGCATGTCTGCTTTCCGTATTGATGGGTTGCTCACAGCGTTTTAGCCGAAGGGAAATACCTAATTCTGTAAAACTTTAGATTTCTTCCATTTTGGAAAGTTAACCATAAGATACGAGATTATTTTTCATTAATTGATCATATTGTCCTCTGGCATTGCCAACCAGAGTATGTCTTCCAGGGTTGAGCCTCCTCTGATAGAACAAGCACATACATTTGCTCCCCTGGTACTTCTGTGGGCAATCCATTAATGCGGAAAGCACAATAAAAGCATGCACCCATTGACCCTTGTGCATGCTTCGGAAAAAGTGAACAGCCTTTTTAAAAAAAGACTGTCCTCATTATAGCAAAAAGGAGATGAAAAAATGAGGAAAATCGGTAGAAAAAGTTTGACAAAACTGTTACGGAGAATCGACTGGGGAATGGTGATGCTCTGCACAATGTGGTTCTGCATGGGCATGTATCTATTCGGAAAGGTGTTCGGGTTATGACATACAGACAGCCATCATATGTTCCGGAAAGAGGGAACACAGAACTTCTCAAAGGAAATTACAGAGGATTTGAATATCGGATTCTTGATTTAGGCACACATCCAACGGCATATGTGAAACTTCCCAGGAATCATCCGTATTACAAAAAAGACTGGTCGAATCCCAACATCGACATCGAAGTGCATGGCGGTCTTACCTATAGCAGAAACTATCTGACATGTGAAGCAGACCATCTGAGCGGTTGGTGGATCGGTTGGGATTACGCACACTATGGTGACCATATGGGTTGGGACGATTATTACAACGGCAAGAAATGGACAACAGAGGAAATTTTAAAGGATGTGACACATGTCATAGACCAGTGTGTGGAGGTGACCAAATGACAACCAACATCATATTAGCAATCATGCTTGTGATTGTCATCGCACTGGGTGGTATCTGCTTCTATCTGGTCGGACTGGTTGACAAGATCAGAGAACAGGTGAAGGTACACAGTGAATGGCTGAAGATAGCAACAGATTTACTGGAAACCATTTCCACCGAGCAGGACAAGGGATTGTTCAAACTCAAGGTCGCAGAAGAGCGGATCCTGAATCTTCAGAACCGCACAGGACAGATTCAGATCAAGCTGAGACAGATGGATAACAACACCATCTACGAGGTGAAGGATGCCGAGTAACTACGTAACGGCAGAGGAACTGCTGGCAGAGAATCTGCAACTGCATGAGAAGCTGACACTGGCACAGGAAGAACTGAGCAGTCTGAAGAATCTGCTGGAGATTGCCAGAGCGGAGAACGAGAAAGCGTTCAAGGCATACTTTCAGGTGTCCGAGAAACTGCGGATGTACGAATACAGAGACAAAGAGAAACTGCCGTTTCTCAAGAGGTTTATTAATGACGATTGAAAGAATATTGATTGTAGTGCTGTTTCTGCTGAATGTCAGAAACGAGGTCGCAATGGTGAAGATTATACATAAGCACAACCGTTTAACGCAAACGGTTGCCGTGCTGGCTGGCACACTCTGTAAAAACATTCATGGTCTTACGGAAGAACTGGACAAGAACATGAAGATGTCCGTGGATGAATACGCAGAGTTTCTTAGAGAAAGGATTAAGGGCGAACATGATGATTAATACAGACCACTTAGCTGAGATGCACTATGCCAGTTCAGATCCGGCATATTACAACGAGGAAGATATTGCCGAGCAGAAGGAGCGGTTTGAAGAGAAGACCATTAACCACATCGAGCAGACCATCATCGACATGTTTAAGTACATGTCAAACAGTGAGATGGAAGTGATTAAAAAGAATGCAGATTATCTGGCTGATTATCTGTATGCAGTTATAGAGGAGTGGGAATGAGCGTAGTTTGGGGAGTGATGAAATTCAAGGCTGATGCCCAGAAGTGCTATGACGAGATTCAGACACTGGGCGATGCCTATACACCACAGGATATTGTCGAACTTGCGAAGGACAGGAAGACAGAACTTCACAAATGCTTCGACTGGAACAACAAAGAAGCAGCAGAAAAATGGAGAGTGCATCAGGCACGTATGATCTGTTGCTCATTGATGGTGGTGGTTCAGCCACAGGAAGAGAAGCCGCCGCTATCTCTGCGAGTCATTCAGCATGACAGGGAA